GGGTATGAGGATGCGCTGACGTATTTTGCAGCTCAGAAATTTGACTACCTTGTCATTCCGACTGTTGGAACAGATTCGAAGGCAACAGTGGTAGCAAGCTGGATCAAGACCCAGAGAGCAGCGGGGCTTACGTACAAGGCGGTTCTGACGAACTCTGCATCCGATTGCGAGGGGATTGTCAATGTAACAACAGGATGCAAGAATGGATCGACAGAATACACAGCAGAGGCTATGTGTGCGAGAGTAGCGGGCATCATCTGCGGAACTCCGCTTACAATGTCCTCCACGTATGCACCTCTCACAGAAATGACTGACTGTGAGCGCCTGAGTGCCTCTGACCTTGATGCTGCAGTTGATGCAGGAAAATTCGTGTTCATGTGGGACGGAGAAAAAGTTAAGGTCTGCCGGGCGGTAAATTCTTTTACCACAACTTCAGACAAGAAGGGTGAGAGCTTTAAGAAAATCAAAGTTGTTGATGCGATGGACATGATTAAAGATGATATCCGGCTGACAGCTCAGGATTCCTACATCGGTAAATATGCAAACAGCTATGACAATAAGTGTCTGTTAGTGACGGCAATCAACAGTTATTTCGCAGGTCTTGTACGTGACGGTGTGCTTTCTTCCGGTTCCTGCCAGATTGATGTGGATGCACAGAGAAACTATTTTGCAGGTAAAGGTGGAAAGGTAGTAGTAGATGGAGAAGAGAAGCTCCTGGAAGAATGCTCAGATGACGACATCAAGAAAGGTAACACCGGTAGCAAAGTATTCTTAAAAGCAGTAGTCAGCATTCTGGATGCAATCGAGGATATTGACCTCGATATCTACATTGGATAAGGAGGTATCACATGAACGGTTATAGCTCAGAACAGGTATTTAATGGTACATTTGGCGAGCTGTGGATTGATGGCGAATACATGGCAGAGACCAAAGCTTGCAAGGCAGAATTAAACATCACATATGAACCCATTTCGCGCGTCAGAAACCTGATTGA